TTTAGTGTATAATTATTTCTTTATTATGGAGTTGATATGAGTGACCAATATTTGTGGGTTGAGAAGTATCGCCCAGCTACGATTGATGAGTGTATTCTTCCTGAGAAGTTGAAACAGACTTTCAAAGAATACATTGCAACTGGTGAATTGCCTACCTTCTTGTTCTCAGGAACAGCTGGTGTAGGTAAGACCACTGTGGCTCGTGCGTTATGTAATGAAGTTGGTGCCGATGTTTTGTTCATTAACGGATCTGACGAAGGTCGTTCCATTGATACCCTACGTACCACTATCAAAGGATTTGCGTCAACTGTTTCGCTGACTGATGCCAAGAAGGTAGTTATCCTTGATGAGGCAGACTATATGAATGCGCAGTCGGTGCAACCAGCACTGCGTGGGTTTATCGAAGAGTTTTCAAACAACTGTCGTTTTATCTTTACATGTAACTTTAAGAACAAGATCATTGAGCCATTGCATAGCCGATGTGCCGTGATTGACTTTAAGATTGACAACGCAGAAAAGCCAGCCATTGCTGCTGGTTTCTTTAAACGTGTTACGCAGATTCTCAAGACCGAAGGTGTTGACTATGACACAAAGGTTGTGGTAGAATTAGTCAACAAACACTTTCCTGATTATCGTCGTATCTTGAATGAGTTGCAACGCTATTCTGTATCTGGTAAGATTGATGCAGGTCTGTTGGTCAATATGTCCGATGAGTCTTACAAAACTCTTGTTATGAACTTAAAGGAAAAAGACTTTAAGAAAACTCGCCAGTGGATCGCACAAAACTCAGACATTGAAACCAGTTCTCTCTTTGATCATCTGTATGAGAAAGCCAGTGAGTATTTGGAACCAGCCAGTATCCCTACAATGGTTTTAATTCTTGCTGATTATCAATATAAAGATGCATTCGTGGCCAATCATGAACTAAATACTATGGCTGCGATGACAGAGATTATGTTGCAGTGTAAGTTTAAGTGAGCATGTCATGGAAGAACTTATGACAATAATCACAGCAATGATTCTTGGATTCATAGCAGGTTGGTGGGTTCGAGAGTTTATTGCTGCTGTTAAGATTAAACATCTATTACAATCAGTTGAAGAGAATACAAGAAATGTTGTTCGTATTAAAATCGAACGCACCAATGATATGATCTACATTTACAATATGGAAACAAATGAATTTATGGCGCAGGGTAAGACACGTAGCTTAGTCGAGCGAAACCTCAAAGAAAGATTTCCAGATACAGTATTTGCTGCAACTGACGAAAATCTAAGAGAGGTATTTGCAAATGACTCCGTTTGATTTCCTCAATGCTATAAATGAAACAAAGAAAGATCTGATCAAGGAGGATCCCAGTAACGAAAAAGAGTATTCTGCATGGATGGTCAATAGAGGACTTTCGTTCTTTTCTGACACTGTAATGTATGCCAATGAGATGAATCAAAGGCATCAGGTTTCCAATAAATGGCAATTTCAGTTTTTGCTAAATAGTATACCGAAAAAGAAGCGATTTTCCAAATGGTTTAAACGTGAGGAAGAAAAGAATCTTAAATTGGTCATGGACTGCTACGGCTACTCCAGTGAAAAAGCGAAACAGGTTCTTGAAATTTTAACTCCAGAACAGTTGAAAACCATTGAAGAAAAACAATATACAGGTGGTAGAAAATGACAGTCGAAATGATCTATTATGATTGGAAGCCCGACTCCATGCTTGAAGTGACTCTACCCGAACCAGACAACTTTTTAAAGGTTCGTGAGACTCTTACTCGTATCGGGATTGCATCCAGAAAAGACAAAAAATTATATCAATCTTGCCATATTTTACATAAGCAGGGCAGGTATTACATAGTCCATTTCAAAGAACTCTTTGCATTGGATGGAAAAGAATCGAACATCACAGCCAACGATGTAGAACGTAGAAATACGATTGCTGGCTTGTTGCAAGATTGGGGACTACTCAAGGTGCTTGATGCATCTAAAGGAGACCCAAAAGCATCACTCTCTCAGATCAAAGTGGTTAGCCACAAAGAAAAGGAAGAGTGGGAATTAGTGCCTAAATATAATATTGGCAAAAAGAAGTAAACTAAATCATCTTAAATTTTGGAGATATCATGGCTGAACAAGCACAACAAACTATCAAACTCGAACTGACCATTGACGAAGTTAATGCAATTTTGGCATCGTTGGGTAAGCACCCTTTTGAAGCTATTTTCCAGTTGGTTAATAAGATTCAACAACAGGGTTCTGCACAGGTTCAGGTAACTGCGCCAGCAGAAGCACCAGCAGTTTAACTAAATAGTTCTTGTCCCACTCGGGATGGGAACGTAAAGGCTCTTCTACCTTAGGAGCGTCTAAAGCTGACACTACGATAAGGTGTCCCTGTAGCCAGTAAGCAGGATTTTACGATATGCCTTCGGGGTATCATTTTTAACTACTCGCTTAATAGGAGAAAAACTATGGGTAATAACACATTGCCACTTTTGTTCGGTCAAGGTTTTAAAGACTTTGACAAATTCTTTGTTGGTTTTGAAGACACTGCTACGCAAATGCAGAAGTTACATGATGATCTAACCAAAAACATCCCCAACTATCCACCATTCAACATTCGCAAGAATGATGAGAATCACTACACGATTGAGATCGCTGTTGCTGGTTTCGCACAAAACGAAATCGACATCGAGATTGATGGTGGCAAGCTGATTGTTCGTGGTAATGCCAAGCATGAGACTGACGAATCCAATGACTACTTGTTCAAAGGAATCGCTAATCGTGCATTCACTCGTGCCTTTGCTATCGATGATCAAATCGAAGTTAAAGACGCTGAGATGTTTAATGGTATGTTGAAGATCGCATTGGAGCGTTTGATTCCAGAAGCTGCAAAGCCAAAGAAAGTTCCAGTAAAGACTCGTAAGAGTAAAGAATTCCTTCAGGAGGATGCTTATGACCAAGCTGCTGAAAAACTTTAAAAATATCTTTACAGGTATTGCTGAAGGTATCCAAGCATTCAAAGTCTACAAAGTAGGTAAAGTAAAGTGATATAAGGAAGTCTTCGGACTTCCTTCTGCTCATAAATAGTAGTATGAGCAGCAAAGCAAGATACTTCCCGAACATGACAACCTTCACTACAGTGCGTAGAGGAGAGTGGCGCTTCAAGGTATCTGTTTACAGTAACAAATTTGTATTGATTGTTGCACAACACATTTATAACGGAGATATTTTTATAAGGTACTTTGATCAGTTTATAAATGCATCGGACTTTATAGATAATCTAGTTGAACAGGATAAAACATGACAGTGAAAATTTTTAAAATGATCAATGGTGAAGTGATCATGGCAGATATCGTTAGTGAAGATTTTGGTCAGGGACACTACGTAGTCAATGAACCAGCTTCAGTAATGTTGCAAGAACGTGATGGTGGCGTTGGGGTTGGAATTGCTCCATACATGCCATACGCTGAAGGCAAGGTAACAATTCGTATTACTGCGATTGCTGCCGAAGCTGAGGCTGACCAAAAACTTGTCAACGAATACAACAGACTCTTTGGATCTGGTATTGTTATTGCAAACGTAATTCCAAAATAATCCCTTTACTTTTATAGATCCTTCAGGTATAATTATTATATCTGGAGGATTTTTCATTATGTTCATGTTCGACATCGAGACTCTTGGAACAGAGTCCAACAGCGTCATCTTGTCTGCTGCCCTTACTCACTTTGAGATCGGCACAGACTATACCTACGAACAGCTACTCGACAATTCTATATTCGTCAAGGTGGATGTTCAATACCAACTCAAAGAACTAAAGCGTGTTGCGCAGAAAGACACCATCGACTGGTGGTCAAAGCAACATGAGTATGTGCGTGGTGTCAGTTTGAAACCTTCTGACTTGGATATGTCACCATTGGAAGCAATTCGTGCACTGCGTGACTACGCAGCACAGTTCCCAGAAAAAGATCAAACAGTTTGGGCACGTGGCTCTCTTGACCAAATGTGTATTGATTCTTTGACAAGGCAACTTGACCAAGAGCTAATTTTCCCGTATAATAACTGGAGAGATATGCGCACTGCCATCGACCTGTTAAAAGAAACAGGCAAGAACGGCTACTGCGATATCATCCATCCTACTTTTAAATCACACAACGTCATCAAGCATCACCCAGTGCATGATTGTGCTCTTGATATTATGATGTTGATCTATGGAAAATAATGTATACAAACGTCTATCAGTATGGCAGCAAGATGCTGGTTCGTGGTTATGATACCAAGGGCAACCAGTACAAACGCAAAGAAGATTTTCAACCTACAATCTTCGTTCCCTCAAAGACACCAACCGATTACAAAACACTACAGGGTAATTACGTAGCATCATTGCATCCTGGAACGATGCGTGATACCAAAGACTACATTGATCGTTACAAAGACGTAGAAGGCTTTGAGATCTACGGCAACAACAATTACGTTGCTCAGTATATCTCCGACAACTTCAAAGGTGAACTCAAGTTTGATATTGAGAACATTCGTATTTGGACTATCGATATTGAGACCAGCACTGAGTCTGGCTTCCCCAATATGAAGACTGCCAATGAAGAGATCCTACTTATTACATTGCAAGACAATGCAACAAAGAGAGTGATTACCTTTGGCAGCAAACCATACGTCAACACTGACAAGAATGTTCAGTATCGCTACTGTGCGAATGAACTCGATCTGCTAAGAGAGTTTATCAACTACTGGTCATTGAACACACCAGACGTTGTCACTGGTTGGAACTGCAATCTGTTTGACATTCCTTATCTTATCCGTCGCATCGATGTAACACTGGGTGATACATACAGCAAGCGTCTATCGCCATGGGAAAGCATTCGTGAACGCACAATCAACATTCGTGGCAACGAAGAAACTGCTTACGACATTCATGGTGTTGCGGTTCTTGATTATCTCGACCTGTACAAAAAGTATACTTACACAGCGCAAGAGTCGTATCGCTTAGATCACATTGCATTCGTTGAACTAAACGAGCGCAAGAAAGAAAATCCAGGTAACTCATTCAAAGAGTTTTACACTGACTACTGGAAAGAGTTTGTTGAGTATAACATTCAAGACGTAGCATTGGTTGACAGACTCGAAGACAAGATGAAGTTGATTGAGTTGCAAATCACCATGGCTTACAATGCCAAGATTAACTATGAAGATGTGTTCTCGCAGGTGCGCATGTGGGATGCTATCATCTATAATCACCTGCGTGACAAAGGTATCGTTATCCCTCAGAACAATTCCAGTCGAAAAGACTCGCAGTTCGAAGGTGCGTATGTTAAAGATCCCATCGTTGGTATGCACAAGTGGGTTGCTTCCTTTGACCTGAACTCTCTGTATCCTCACCTGATTATGCAATACAATATCTCTCCTGAGACTTTGCTTGCTGGTAAGATGAATGTCAGCGTTGATCAGTTGCTCAACAAAGAGATCAACACCACAATGCTGAACGAACAAAACATTACGCTGACTGCCAATGGTGTATCGTATACCAAAGACAAGCAAGGGTTCATGCCAGCGTTAATGGAAGAGATGTACAAGAATCGTTCTCGTTTCAAGAAGCAGATGTTGAAGGTTCAGCAAGAGTATGAGCATGACAAAAAGAACAACGACCTGCGCAAAGAGATTAGCCGACTGAACAATCTGCAGATGGCGATGAAGATTGCTCTAAACTCTGCTTATGGTGCGATGGGTAACCAGTACTTCCGCTACTTTGATATCCGTATGGCTGAAGGTATTACAACTTCTGGTCAGTTGTCTATTCGTTGGATGGCAAACAAGTTGAATGCGTTTATGAACAAGACGCTAAAGACCAACGGCAAAGATTATGTCATTGCGATTGACACTGACTCAATCTACCTGACGTTGGAAGACCTCGTTGAGACAACCTGCGTTGGCAAAGACACCAATCAAAAGATTGCCTTTATGGATAAGATCTGTGAAGATGTATTCCAACCATTCATCGACAAAGGTTATGACGAACTCGCTACATATATGAATGCATACGATCAAAAGATGCAGATGAAGCGTGAGGTGCTTGCCGACAAAGGTTTGTGGACTGCCAAGAAACGATACATACTTAACGTGCATAACTCTGAGGGTGTGCAGTATGCAACTCCCAAGTTAAAGGTCATGGGTCTTGAGATGGTTAAGTCATCGACACCGCAGATCATCCGCAACAAGTTAAAAGAATCAATCAGCGTTATTCTTGATGGTGACCAATCAGCCCTACATAAATTCATTATCAACTTCCGTAAAGAGTTTAATCAGTTGCCTGTTGAACAGATCTCGTTTCCTCGTTCAGTAAATAATCTTCAGCAGTATACTTCTTCGTCAAACATCTATGGCAGTGGCACACCGATGCATGTGCGTGGTGCTTTGCTTTACAATCACTATCTCAAGAAGAACAAACTCGAAGGTAAGTATCCTCTTATCCGTGAAGGTGAGAAGATTAAGTTTGTGTATCTCAAGACACCAAACACAATTCAAGAGAACATCATATCGTTCTCCAATGAGTTGCCCAAGGAACTTGGCTTACATAAGTATATCAACTACGAGATTCAATTCGAGAAAGTATTTCTTGATGCATTGCAAATTGTAATCCAACCACTCGGCTGGAGCGTTGAAGAGAAATCTTCACTGGAGGACTTCTTTGGTTAAGAACATTAGATTGATTAGAAGCAATGTTGATGTCAGTAAGATCCTTGCTGAGATTAACAAGTATCCCGAAGATTGGGATGCGCAAAAGAATATGAACAACACAGGACACAATGAAGAATTGCCTGTGTCTGTTCTTCAACTTGTCATGGGTGCTGTTGAGCAGGAAGGGCAACATCCAAAAGATAGCGAGATCTCAGTTAAGACAGAGATCTATAAAAAGTATACGGAGACTCGTCGCTGGCTCCGCAAAAATGGTTGTGCAGAGTTTGACCGACTTGCCTTCCTTAAACTTGGTCTTGGGCATAGTGTTGGAACTCACATTGATGAGGGAACATACTATCTAACAAGAGACCGATATCACCTGTCTATACAGGGTGAATACATATACACAGTGAATGGTCAAAGTGTTATTATCAAGCCAGGAACTTTCTTCTGGTTCAATAATAAGACTCCGCATGGTACCAAGAACGTCGGAGATGTTCCAAGGATTACCATGGTTTTTGATTTACCACATTCTCCAAACAACCCATAGTTGACATTGGAATTTTTATCAGGCATAATAAGGAATATATGAAAGCAATTAAATTTTACGCAGAGTGGTGCCAACCATGCAAGATGCTAACACGCATTATGGAAGACGCAGCCGATCAAATTACCATCCCAGTTGATAACATTGACATCGACAAAGACATGGACGCTGCTATTAAGTATGGTGTGCGTGGCGTACCTACCATGGTGTTGGTTGATGAGAATGGTACTGAGATTGGTCGTAAAGTTGGTATGATGAATGAACAAGAATTGATTACATTCCTGAAAGGATAATATGAGCATACTAGACAAGATTAAAAAGAACACCACTATCAAGGATTCAGCGATCCTTGCTACGTCAAAATTCTTCCAGAAGAAGGATATGATTCCTACTTCTATTCCTGCTATTAACGTAGCGTTGAGTGGTCGCCTTGATGGTGGTCTTACTCCAGGACTCACAATGTGGGCTGGTCCAAGTAAACACTTCAAGACTGCCTTTACGTTGCTAATGGCTAAATCTTACATGGACAAATATCCAGATGCAGCATTACTTTTTTACGACTCTGAGTTTGGTACTCCGCAGTCTTATTTTGACAGCTTTGGTATTGACACAGACAGGGTGCTCCATACTCCTGTTACAGATGTGGAACAACTCAAATTCGACATCATGCAGCAGTTGTCAGGAATCGAACGCAACGAAAAAATAATGATTGTGATTGACTCTATCGGCAACTTGGCTTCGAAGAAAGAAGTTGAAGATGCTATGGATGGTAAGTCTGTTGCCGATATGTCTCGTGCCAAACAGATGAAGTCGTTGTTCCGTATGGTCACTCCACATCTGACCATGAAGGATATCCCAATGGTTGTTGTTAACCATACTTACAAAGAGATTGGTTTGTATCCCAAGGACATCGTTGGTGGTGGCACTGGTTCATACTACTCTGCTGACAACATCTTTATTCTTGGTCGTCAACAAGAAAAAGACGGCACTGAACTCATGGGCTACAACTTTATTATTAACGTAGAGAAATCTCGTTATGTTCGTGAGAAGTCTAAGATCCCAGTTACTGTTATGTTTGATGGTGGTATCTCTAAGTGGTCTGGTCTGCTTGAGATGGCTCTTGAATCTGGTCATGTAGTTAAACCTTCAAATGGTTGGTATGCACGTGTTGACATGAGCACTGGTGTTGTTGAAGACAAAAAGTGGCGTATCAAAGATACTGACTCCAAAGAGTTTTGGTTGCAGGTTCTTGTTGACAAAACTTTCCAAGACTGGGTTGTTAAGAACTATCAGGTATCGTCTGGTTCTATTATGCAAAATATGGATGACGATGAGATTGAAAAAGAACTAGCCAAGATCGATGATTAAGTATACATTCGTTGAGAAAGCAGAGGCGACAGGTGAATACACTGTTGCCTTAAAGTTTCTTGAAGGCAAGTACGAGGGTATGGTATTCTCGTATGGAAAAGTTGAATTCGTAGAGCATGGTGATGAAGATGCCGTTACTCTAAAGTTTGATTATGAGATCCACAAGAACCCTGGAAATGTTGACACCTTTGACAAGCAAGAGGTAGAATATGTCTTGGGAGGCTTCCTTCAAGAACTTATCAAAGAACAACTTGATAAGAACGAACTCATTTACACTGGTGGAACTGATTAATGCGAATTGAAAAAACGATTCTTTCGAATCTTGTACATAATGAACAGTATTGCCGTAAGACCCTACCCTTTGTAAAGACTGATTACTTTTCTGATCGTAAAGAAAAGATGATTGCTGAAGAGATTACAAAGTTTTACGATACCTACAATAAACCAATCACGCTGGAAATCCTTGCCATTCAACTTGGCAATCGGCATGATCTTGGTAGTGATTCTAGAGAGATTGATACATATATCAATGAACTAACCTCAAAGGAAACGAATGAGGAATGGTTAGTTGCAGAGACTGAAAAGTTTTGCAAACAGCGAGCAGTATACAATGCTATCCTAGCATCAATTAAAATTATTGAAGGTAAAGATGATAAGCACAACCAAGAGGCTATACCCAGTTTACTTTCTGATGCACTTGGGGTTAGTTTTGATCGCCATGTTGGTCATGACTACCTTGAAGATTTTGATGGACGTTTTGACTTTTATCATAGGGTTGAAGAAAAGGTTGCTTTCGATCTGGAACTCTTTAACAAAATCACCAAAGGTGGACTCTCAAAGAAAACCTTAAATGTAGCACTGGCTGGCACTGGTGTTGGTAAGTCTTTGTTCATGTGTCACTTTGCTGCTTCAACTCTTATGCAGGGGTTAAATGTCTTATACATAACTATGGAGATGGCTGAAGAACGTATCGCTGAACGTATTGACGCCAATCTATTGAATCTTGGTATGGATGAACTAAAGGTTATCGACAAAGATATCTTTACCAATCGTATCACAAAGGTGCAAAAGAAAACACAGGGCAAACTTATCATCAAAGAGTATCCAACTGCCTCTGCGCATGCTGGTCACTTTCGTTCTTTGCTTGAGGAACTAAAACTCAAGCGTGACTTTCTTCCTGATGTTGTTATTATTGATTACCTTAACATCTGCGCCAGCCAGCGTATGAAGATGGGTGCAAGTGTGAACTCTTATACATATATCAAGAGCATAGCAGAAGAACTGCGTGGTCTTGCGGTAGAGTATAATGTACCTTTGCTATCAGCGACTCAAACGACTCGATCTGGTTTTGCAAACACTGACGTGGAATTAACTGATACGTCTGAATCTTTTGGATTGCCAGCCACTGTTGACTTTATGTTTGCGTTAATGACCAGTGAAGAATTGGATGGGTTGGGTCAGATTATGGTCAAGCAATTAAAGAATCGATATGCCGATCCAAACTACTACAAAAGATTTGTTGTAGGAATTGACAGATCAAAGATGAGACTGTATAATGTAGAGATGAGTGCGCAAGCGAATATCTCTGATGCTGGAACTGATGATGGTCCAGTATTTGATAAGTCTGACTTTGGCAAACGAATACATAGTGAGAAGAGTTTCGAAGGATTTAAGTTCTAGGAGAATGATATGGTAAAAGTTATTGTAGCAGAAACAAAGCATGATTGCACGCATCTGTCTGGTCAGTTTATTGACGAAAGACACTATGACCTTCTTATTGAAGAAGATACCGATGTGTATATGCCATGCAAGTATGGCGAAGATCCATACACAGAGGACAAGATTGTTTTGAAGTTTCGTAAGAACTACTTTACAAAAGAACAACAGGAAATGGCATACGTTGGTTTGCGTGAAGCAGCAGTTGAAACACAGAATCGTGGACTTGCAGCTGGACCACGTGGTGACAAACTAGGTAATCGTGAATGGGTTACTGAGTATGAGTATGATGTGCTTGACTACTTTGTTAAGCCAACAGAGAATCTGTTTGGTGAAGATCCAATCGATCTTATCAAAGAACGCCACAAAGGTAAAGCACCATCGCCATCCAATCGTAATAATGTTTGGGGCATTCAGGCAGTCAAGAAAGACAATTTTGTTTTTGCTGATTGGGTTGAGGCTACTCGTAAACTATCCAATGATGAGATGAAGGCAGAAGCCAATCGTGTAATCACAAAGTATGTTTGCGCAACTACTTATGCCAATGGTGTGTTCTCTGGTATTGCTGGTTGGTTTGATCGTTACCCACGTATCCCTTATGGTCGTGCAACTTCATACACTGCTCGTCATCCTGATAAGTTTGCCAAGTCTTTTCCATTCCTTCAGCAATTGGCCAAAGGTTTTAAAGACTTACTTCCACAGCGTTATGCAGCACAGATGGAAGCAGCAAATAAGATCGACAAAGGGTTCTTAGTTCCTGAAACACCATTCACTACTGTTACTGTGAACAAAACTTTCCGTACTGCTGCACACTACGATGCTGGCGATCTGAATGAAGGTTTGTCTAACCTACTAACACTTTCCAACGATGGCAAGTACACTGGTGGTTACCTAATTGCACCAGAGTATCGTGTTGCAGTTAATCCACGTCCAGGTGACTTGTTGTTGATTAACAATCACGAAGTTATGCATGGCAATACTCCGATTGTTTGCGAAGAAGGTTCAGAGCGTATCTCTCTTGTTGTTTACTTCCGTGAGAAGATGCTTGAACTGGGTTCCAAAGAATACGAAGATACTCGTTATGAGTTTGTTGAATCACGCAGACTAAACAAAGAACATCCTGAGTGGCGTCATCTGTGGAATGGCGTATCGCAGGGTATGTGGACTTCTGAAGAATGGTATTCATACTGTGAAAGCAAGCTGGGTCGTGAGCAAACAGAAAAGTATCACCCAGAATCAATCAAGTCATCATCACTTGAAAGTTTTTTCTAATGTGTTCAGTTATCGGTGCAATTATTAAAGAACCTCGTACAAAGGATTTCTTAATGCTGCATCGTGTGTTCCTTGAGTCTAGGATTCGAGGAATGCATGCTACTGGTTTGTCTTATGTTAAAGCGAATTCTATCGTTACGCAAAAACTGCCAGTCTCTGCAGATAAGTTTCCATTTGATTTTGAATCATATTTAAACGAAGACGACAATCTCTACTTGGTTGGGCATTGCCGTTATTCAACATCAGATCTTGAATACAATCAACCCATTGCCAACGAGAAAGTTTCTGTTGTCCACAATGGTGTTATTACTCAAGAACTGTATGAGGATTGGGAACTGCTTCATGGATATACCTGTGAAGGTAAGAACGATACTGAACTGTTGTTGAGATCTCTTGATGATTACTCGCCTTTGGAACATTGGAAGCAATCCTCTCTGGCTGTTTGTGAATTACACCGAGACAAATCAATTAGAGCATATCGCAATGGGAAACGACCACTTTACTTGACTTCTTTAGACAATGGATGTATAATTACTTCTACTAAGGATGTTATTGTTCGTTCAGGTATTGCAGATCCAACAGTAGATGTTCCAATGAATACGTATGTTACCTTTGATGAATACCTTACCATGTCTATGGAAAAGGCTGAAGTCGAGGGTGTTGATTATCAAATCGGAGTTTGAATGAAATATAATACTGATGAGTTTAGCTACGGAGTTGAACTTGAGTATGGTGACTGCTATCGCTTTTGTGAGTTACCAGATGGTGCTCAGTGGAATGATAAAGACAATACCTGCGTAAGCAGTACAGGTATTGCCAACGATCCCAATGGTAAGGTTTATGCTTATGGTGGTGAGATCAATACTCGTCCAACCATGACCATTGCTGAGCAGATTGAACACATTGCCAAGATCAATGCTGCCCTTTGTCCTGCTCCGATTGTTAATTACCGTAGCAACTTACACATTCACATTCGTGTACCAAACTTACACAACAATCTTGAAGATTGTAAGAAGCTACTACGCTATGTTGAACGCTATCAGCAACAGGCATTTGATATCGTTGAAACTATTCCCACACCAAACAAGAATGTCTTACCACCAGAACAATACGAGTGGGCACTGAAGCGTATGAAGCGTCGTAAGAAATCGCATCAGAATAAACTGCCACCTGCCAGAGTTGAGGCTATGTTGGCTTCTGAAACAACGCATGACTTCTATGTTAACCATGCACACAAAAATGCTGATGGTGAGCCAGCATGGTTCCAATGCCCACGTGCTGGTATCAATCTGCGTCAGATGTGGGAAGAAACGAACACTATCGAGTTTCGTCACTTTCCAGGAACACTGTATATGCCAGAGATGGAATCTTGTATTCGTTGGTGCAGAGACTTTCTCGATGCAGCATTGAACCGAGATGATGTATCACCACGTGAGTTCCATGCTGAAAGCGAATGGCAGTTTCCTGACTTCCAACCCTACGAGTTTGAAACTGAACAGGTGTATCAGTGGACTAACTTTGATACCAACACAAAGAAGGATATCGAGAAACGTATTGCTGCACTCAGAAAAGAAATAGACATCGATGCTATCGGCAAGGTTACATCCCTTGATGTATTTCCTATCATGCGTCGTTTACAATCAGAGGGTTTATGAAAGTATTGTTTCTTTGCCATGGCAATGTAAACCGCAGTGCTGCTGCGGAGATTATACTCAGGCAAGACTATCCTCATATTGAAGTTAAGTCAGCTGGTCTTAAGACTACTGATGGTAGGATTACTGCCAAGAAGATGCGTGATGTTTTGAATGATGTTGGTTACAAGACAGAAGGTATTCGTTCTACCGCAGTTACTCAAGAGTTGGTTGATTGGGCGGATGAGATCTTCTACATGGATGATGCCAATAAAAAAAGATTTGTCGATAAATTCGGAGACTTACCCAAAGCACAAAAGCTGTCTAACCTAATCCCTGGAGTTAAAAAGATTCCTGATCCAGCATTTGCTGACGGAACTGATATGCACCATGAAGTTGTTAACCTAATTAAGACTGCTTTGAATACATGGACTACCGCTTAAGAGAGAATCGTAGAGAAGCATTCATACGCTGGTACGCATGGTCATTAAAGTATGATGATTGCGATCCAGCTGTATGGGCTACGAATTATCTAAACAAACGCTATGAGCACAATGACGAACAGCGTCTGTGGCTTTGCTGGTTGTATGGCAACACTTACTACCTTCCAACCGCATGGGTCTTGTTAAACGAATTCCCAGACTTTGAATTAGCCACTGTGTCTCGCATGGAGCAATGGAATACGGCTAACTACAAACGATTACGTTATCAAACAGATACCAAGTGGAACAAAGGACACTTGCCAGAGATGTTTGCATCATATCAAAAGTTTATCGGCAACAAAACACAACGTGAAGTAATGGAGAGTTATTATGGTGACAACGAGAGCAGAAATTTTGACAACCTGTGGAATGTCCTTAAAGGCGATCTTCATAAGTTTGGTCGTTACTCCACTTGGTTTTATCTTCAGCATCTTAAGCATACCGCTGGTATTCGGGTCGATCCTACTTCTCTTATGTTGGATGACTATTCTGGTTCTCGCTCTCATCGTAATGGGCTTCTTTATGCCCTCGGCAAAGATGACCTTTGTGATACAAAACTTACTCAGTCGGAATGCGCTAGTCTTGAAAGCGAGTCAATCTCCATCCTTATGGAAACGAAATCCCGCTTCCCAGATCTAGCAGATCAGGTAGACTTCTTTACGATGGAAACCTGTCTGTGTTCATTTAAGAAGATCTTCAGAGAACACCATGGTCGTTACCTTGGTTACTACCTAGATCGTCAGGCAGAAGAGATTATGCAATGCGAAAAGGATGGTTGGTTTGGTATTGAGTGGCAGGTGCTGTGGGATGCTCGTAGCGAAACCATAGACTTACGCTTGGATAGCAAACGTGGAATTGTCAAGGAGAACTTTACTTCCTTTGTTAGAACAGGTAAAATGTCTAATCTGGAATGGATGTTTGATGATGAAGAATATGTTAATACAGGACTGGAGAACTTTTTATGAGAAAATTGATGGCAGTTGGTGGTCAGCCAGGAACTGGCAAAACGACACTGTTTCGTAAGTTTATGGAAAGTTACCAGTGGGAAACTGTAGAACCAAAGAAGATGCTTCCTGCTCTCTACTGTAAGGAACTGGATCTTTATGTGTTGGGCAAGTACGAAGATGGCGAAACCTTTGCAGGAACTGATCGTTTAAGTATGGCTGTTCAGCCTGTGGCACAGAGTTTCGTATCGGAAACCACTTCCAATATCCTGTTCGAAGGCGACCGCATTTTCAACCAGTCTTTCTTGGAATTCGCTATGGGTTTGGAAAACACCGATTTGCAGGTGGTGTATCTCAAGGTTCCAAATGACCTGCTAAAGCAACGCTATGCAGATCGTGGATCCGACCAGTCCGAAACCTTTCTAAAAGGTCGTGCGACTAAATATAATAATCTACTCTCAAACTTTGAGTTGATGCCCTATATTACTGAGTTTGTAAACACTAACTTAGAGGAACAGGCGAAAGTTCTTGCATTTATGGAGAAGCACTTAATAAGTTGACCTGCAAGGATTTTCTAGGTATAATTATGAATATGAAATTCCTAGAAAATGCAAACTTTAATTGGATGGAACTGCTCAACTTCTATGAGCAACCATTCAGGGCTAAACTCATACCTGCAAAAGTCTGGAAAGATCTAGACCGCTACAAGAATGATTCAGCTGGTCTTACTAACTATGTTCGCAAGTGGCGCACCAAGATCAACTGGGTCACCGTAATTCCTAAGAAAAAATCCTACGAAACCAACGTCTATGTTGGTGGTGAATACGATCCAAACGATCGTCAGTGTATCCTTATCATCTACGCCAAGGACTTTGACAGCTTTCCGTTCACAGATGAAAAATGGGTTCGTTTTAAGTTTCGACTGATTCAAACTCTGATGCATGAGATCATTCACTTTATGCAGTACGATCGCAGAGATGATATTTGGAGCACCTATGTTGTTCCTTATAAAAAGGTAGGCATAGCAAAGAAAGATGCTGAGCGCAGATACCTTTCTGAATTTGATGAAATACAGGCTTATGCTCACTGCGTTTATCTAGACTACAAGATGCGCAAACCCAATGTTCCAATCGAAACACTCTTGGCTCGTTGCAAGAAATCCAAAGACAAAGACTCTTCCACCCTCCACTACGTTTTAAAGACATTTAACTATGACTTTAGGAACAATGGTGCGCCACGTAAAATCATTGACCACATCGGTAAATGGCACAGAAAGTATTCTAGACTTAATCCTGTCTGCGAGAGCAAATAAATAGTATAATAATCTCTTTCAGGAAGTCCAGCAATGACAGCCAATACTATATTATCAGACATCAACGAAATTCAAACAGGATACTTTCTCAACGGAGAAAAGTGGTTTGACACAGAAGCTAAAAACCAATTCAATATGCGTGCTAAACAAGCAACCGCAGATGAAGTGGCAGATGCTATCGGCAAAGCTAAAGTGATGGCTGAAGAATTTAAAAAGTGGGCAAAAGCCAACAAGTACAGCGGAACAGTAAAGCAAGTTTGGTGGACTGCTCGCCCAGGAAGTATGTCTGGTGCTGTTGGTTATCCTGTGGATCAAAAGAAAAATCCCACAGATATATTGGTAGAATTTACAAGTGGACCATGTGATGGTTTCCTTGGTCTTTCAGCTAAAGCTACGCAAGGTAGCGGTGATATCGGTTTCAAGAATCCAGGGCTTGGCACTATTGATAGAAACTTAAATATCAAGTTAGCTGTTGAGTATGATAATCAACTCAAACAAACTATCAAAAAGTTCTCACTACCTGAATCTGCAGACAAACGCAAAGCATATATCCGTGCTAATGCTGGGATTAAAAAGAAAACTGAAGAAATTGGTGTTAAAGTTTTGGCAGCAATGCGTGATGAACTTATGGTTCGTTTGTTAAAGTTCAAACAACCTGAATTAATCAAGTATCTACTTTCTGATTGGATGGATGCCGAGATTGTCAAACCACCTTATATCAAAGTAACTGGTCAAGGCAACAAAGAACCATACAAAGCAGTGTCGATGGACCCAACCAAAAACGAAAAACTAGATGCTTTGGGTAAGTATGAAATTACACTAGAAAAAGTCGGCAATGAGTCTATTGGTGTTAAGGCTGGCGAAAAGAAGATTATGAAGATTCGTTTTAAATTCGAGTCGGAAAAAATGGCTTCTTCTGTTAAATTGTCTGGTGACCCTTGGTAAGTTGTTGATTTATAAACGAAATAATCCCCTTAATTCCGTAGGGTTATTACTTGACGGAAATTGGAAACTATGGTATAATAAGTGTATATGCTGAATCTCAAGTCCTACTTAAAAGAAGAAAAAAACACTCACATGGAGCACCTCGAAGATCTGATCTTCAATGAGGGTGTTGCGGGAACAAAACAAGCGATCAAGTTTTTGCGTGATCTGCGTGACATGCTTGCCAGCAGTGCAAAGTCAAAAGTTACTTCTACTGTAAAGTGGGATGGGTCACCTGCTATCTTTGCTGGTATTGACCCACGTGATGGAAAATTCTTTATCGCGAAGAAGGGCATCTTTAATAAAGAACCAAAGGTTTATAAAACACCAGCAGAAATTGATGCTGATACAGAAGGTGATCTGGCTGTAAAGTTTAAAGTTGCCCTGCAAGAGTTTAGTAAGTTGGGAATTAAAAAAGGTGTCTATCAGGGTGATCTAATGTTTACTCAATCAGACCTAAAGTTAGAAACCATAGAAGGATCCAAGTATGTTACCTTCCATCCTAACACTATTGTTTATGCAGTGCCAGCTGAAAGCGATCTAGCCAAACAGATCAAGAAAGCAAAGATCGGTGTTGTGTGGCATACCACTTATACTGGTGCTACCTTTGAATCAATGACTGCTTCGTTTGGTAAAGGCATCGTTGAGAAATTCAAAAATGTTTCAAGCATCTGGATGGATGATGCAAACTACAAAGACTACTCGGGCACTGCTACCTTTACCAAAGCAGAAACCACTAAATTGGATAGCATTATTAATAAAGCCGATGCACTTGTGGCTTCGATTCAAACTGCCACGCTAAATGGTATCAGTCAGAATCCTGACCTAATGTTGCTGGTTAAAACCTTTGGTAATAGCAAGGTTCGTGCTGGCGAAAAGATTGCTGACACCAACAAGTACGTGACTGAACTGTTTAACTATATCCATGAGAAACTGGAGCCAAAGCAGAAAACCGAAAAGGGTAAAGCTGCTGGTGAAACAAAACGTAAACAGATCATGGCATTCTTTGCCAACCATGATAAAAAAGAGATCGTTAAGATATTCGATCTAGCCAATACGTTGGTTGACGCCAAGCATATGATTGTTGATAAGATGAATCAGGCTGGTCATATCTCTACCTTCCTTAAGACTACCAATGGCTTTAAGGTTACTGGAGTTGAGGGTTTTGTTGCTATTGACCATATGACTGGTGGAGCAGTTAAGATCATTAACCGCATGGAGTTTAGCCAGTCTAACTTTTCTCCAGACATTATCAAGGGTTGGCAAAGATAAAGATGCCTAAATAATATGTATATTTTTATAAATGGGTAATAATGAAGAATTATAGACAGCTAATCAAGGAACTTCCTTCCAAGAAAGTAGTATTTGCCTTTGGACGCTTCCAGCCTCCAACGACAGGTCACGAACTTCTTGTTAATGCTGTTAAAAAACTGGCTGGCACGACAGCTGACCATGTTATCTATGCCTCAAAGACTGAGGATAAGAAATCAAATCCCCTTCCTGTTGCTCGTAAGGTATACTTCCTTAAGAGGATGTTCCCGAAAACAAACTTCGTTGCCGCAAGTGCAGAAGTGAGAACATTTATCGAAGCAGCAAAAGAACTCAACAAAAAATATAAAAATCTTGTTATGGTTGCTGGTAGTGACCGCATTAGCGAATATGACAAGATCTTAAACAGATATAATGGAACAGAGTTTCACTTTGATACAATCGAAGTAGTTTCCGCAGGTGAACGTGATCCAGATAGCGATACAGCTTCTGGTATGAGTGGTACCAAGATGCGTGAAGCAGCAGTGGCTGGTGACTTCAATAAATTTAAAAAAGGTTTGCCACATACCCTAACCGAACTGGATGGTCGTCGTTTAATGAACGACATCCGCAAGGGTTTGGGTCATCCTATTATCAAAGAACAATTGGTTGTAGAAAAAGACGACCTTAGAGAAAAATACTTTAATGGTGAGATCTTTAATGTTGGAGATATCGTAGAGTCATCCGATATTCAATATGAAATCGTCAAGCGTGGTTCAAACCACTTATTACTAAAACAAGAAGACGGATCTTTGGTTTCAAAATGGATCCAAGACGTAACACTAGTGGAAGAGATAAAAATGAACGAAGAACTATCCGATAAAACTATCAAAGGTTCCGACAAGATTAAAGTTGCACGTATCATTGCCAATACCTTTGGTGTGGAAAATGCAGAAGCAACAAGCGATCCTACGCAGTTGGTTAACTCTGGTCTGCGTAAGGTGCG